TGTGTATGGTGCACAGCCGCGTTGGATTTCTCCAACGTTATTCCAAACCATCTGAAAGGTTAGTCATATGCCTCCGTCTCCAACAAGGAAAACCCGTGTCCGTAATATGGTTCAGCGGCGCCTTGCATCGACTCGTACTCATCGAGTTAATGCTGGTGTCGTTACTGATACCTTTACGGCCGGGCAACTTGTTTCAGTTTCGGGTTCATATGAATCTGTGCTTTCTGTAGGCCACAAGGGCCCTCCTTATGATGAGGGGGGCGCTTTTCGCGTGGATAGGTTTTCGATTGATCGCGGTGTTTCCAATGTTGAAACATATGGACGTGCCGTTATCACTCCAACTAATATCCTCGAGACTCGAATAACTGGTCCTTCCATCCAAGGTACGACTAATAGTAATGTCGTTACCTATGTAAATGATGGATATCCAGTGCTTTTTAAGGACGCAGATTTGCTAGTCGGTTACAACAATATGTCGTTACCTTCCGCCAATCTGAATACTTATGGAGCCACCGCTCTCTCTCGCTTCTCCCCATTAAAACCTGGGGCTAGCGTGGGACAGCTTATTGGTGAAACTTTTCGAGATGGTCTACCCCATAACCCAATCGTTTTGTTAAAAAAGCTCAAGGACTTTAAAGGCCTTGGGCAGAATTACCTTAACGTTGAGTTTGGGTGGTTACCTTTTCTTAATGATCTACGTCAGCTTTATAAGACGTGGAATACATTAGATAGTCGAATGGCTCAGATCATTAGAGATAATGGTCGGCCTATAAGACGTTCTGGTAACTTGAAGACTACTGTTACTAATGTCACTACAAATGAGATTAGTCCTTCTACGACTACTTCTTCGTTAGAAGGCTTCTCTCTATTTGCAGCTGACTCTAGTCCACAGTCTCCAGTGCACATGAAGAAGACGGTCACAACCTCTGAGAGGGTGTGGTTCTCTGGTCGTATGAGGTACTTTATCCCTGATACTTCTAGTTCACAGTGGTCATCCAAAGCTAAACTTGCTTTATTTGGATTAAATCCCACTCCGTCTCTTCTTTACGAGCTGATGCCATGGTCCTGGCTGATAGACTGGTTCACCAATTTAGGTGATATCATTTCTAACTTCTCGGACAATGGTATAGCAGATCTCGTGATCGACTACGGTTATGTAATGCGTCACTATAAACGTGTGACGACTTACTCAACTATGACGAACGGCCTAGTGAAAGTTAATAATTCACCGGGTCTTTCGGCACACTCTCCTCAGAAGCTCTATACCACTACTATTGTGGAAGAGTCTAAGGAGCGCGCAGTCGCTACTCCTTTCGGTTTTGGATTAACTATTGGCAGCCTTTCGGCCCGCCAAATAGCTATCCTTGCTGCAATAGATGCAACGAGAGGAACAGGACGTAAGTCCTATTTCGATCGTTTCTAGTACTGCAGTAAGTTTAATCTTACTTTCTTGGAGTTGTCTTATGTTAGCTGATCCTCTTGCTATCGGTGTCACTTACATTACTGCCGCGGATATACCGCGTATCAGTAGTGAACCGAACAAATCTGTCTATAAGCTCACCGTAGGTTCTGTGATTTATCAAGTCACAATTTCCCACGTTGTTGCTAAAGGCAGACGTCGTACGGTTGTGAGGCTCGACGCCAATACTATTGCGACGAATCCGTTTGACTCTACTACTTCAGTAGAGGATACGACTTCGACGTATTTAGTAATTGATCGTCACTTGCGGTACGTTACGGACGCAACAGTGCTTACCTATGTCAAGGAACTAATGGGTGTCCTTGATATGGCAGCCTTTGCGAACTTAACTACCACTCGTTCCGCTCAACTTATTGGCGGTGAGAGCTAGTTAAACTAGGACCATTTTATAGAAAGTCCATTTATAGGAGTTTCTATGCGTAACTTTCACGAAAAGCTTAGTAACCTTATTTCTAGGTTCTGGCTTCCGTTTTCGTTAGCATATGGTCTTAGCAGTTGGGATCATATAGTGCTTAAAGGTGCTGATTATTTTCAGTCTCTCTGCACTGTATTCCCTTCTACTATGCTCTAACTAGCGGTGTTGCGCCCCTTCTGATGTTTATTCAGTTGGGGCGCTCACTTTAATGATCAGCTATATAGGACTCTGGATGTTTAACCCCTAATTCTTTAGAGGCAGACATGAAAAGCCTTATATGGCTCCTAGAAAGGGTACTACAAGATTGTAGTACCAGCTGCAACACCTCCACCACTCGAGATCTATTACTAGTCTCGAGACGTGTCAAACACGAGGGTCTATCGTTCCTTACGATTACCCTCGGTGACTTTGCTTCAGACTTCGAAAGAAGTCTGGAACTGGGTCACATCGAGCCCAAGTTCTTCTTATCTTTTAAGAAGAACGGACTAATCCCGAAATTTCTCTCAGGTATAGTCCGACTTGTGTTTGACGGAGATGGTAAACTCCTTAACGAACCAAATATAACAGCTATTTTCTACGTTCGACAGATTTGTCGCATGTGGAAGAAGATTGAGCTCCCCTGTTCAGAGGAGCGGAATCTTGCTGCTATTAATGGCTATATTAAGGTTGAACAAGATCTATCCATGCTTAATTTCGCAGATGAAAACCAAGATCATTTTTATGACTTTGGCAAAATCTCCGATATTATCTGGAGCGATGTTCTGGCCTCTGTAGAGAAATCTATAGCTGCCTTTCATCACATTCCTAAACATGGCCCTGGTGCGACTGCAACCAAAGTACTTCCTAATCAGAAGTACTCTTGGAAACAGTGGCACGAAAGGCTTGAACCCTATTTCCCTTCAGATTCTTTCTGCTATTCTAGCAGTGAGATCTTCTTGGAAGAGAGTTCAAAGATAGATTTTGTGATCCCGGAGCGTGAACAACCCGTTAGGGTTGTTTTTGTTCCTAAGACGCTTAAGACTCCGCGTGTGATAGGCATCGAGCCTGTTTGTATGCAATATACACAACAGTCCCTCTTATCTATCATAGTACCTTGCCTAGAGAAGCATCACAAGACTATTGGTCATGTGAATTTTCAAAAGCAGAGTATTAACGCTCAACTTGCTCTCAAGAGTTCCCATGATGGCCTTTTGGCTACCATGGATCTCAGCGAGGCCAGTGATCGAGTTCTTAACGCATTGGTCGAACGTATGCTCGCTAGTGTCCCCTTAGTTAGGGATGCTATTCAGGCATGTCGCTCTACCTCCGCGACTCTTCCAACTGGACAAACTATCCAGCTGGTTAAGTTTGCTTCTATGGGATCGGCCTTGTGTTTCCCGATCGAGAGTATGGTGTTTTACACCATACTTATCGCTAGGGAGATACGTAGGCTACGTTTACCCTTGAAGTCGCGTTCCATTGACATCGTCAAGAAGAACGTGTATGTCTACGGTGATGATTTAATTCTTCCCGTAGACGGGGTGTTATCTGCCACTCTTGGCCTTCAGGCCTTAGGCCTGAAAGTCAACTCCAATAAGACCTTCTCAACTGGAAAGTTCAGAGAGTCTTGTGGGATCCAACCAAACCACCGGGAAGACGTTACTACTGTCTTCTTACGCCGCCTGCCTCCTAGTGGTAGACGCGATGTTCGTAGCGTTGTCTCACTAGTGGCGATGTCAAACCTCTGTGTTGATAAGCACATGTTTCACACCGCCATGGGCATAAAGGATCTCATTACCAAACTTGGTTTTGATATTCCATATGCTAATGAGAATGCTGCATACGTTGGATATAAGTGGGGTTTCCCCGCTACTATCCACCGTCGGAACGATGATCTTCAAAGGCCCGAAGTTAAGGCCTTTGTCCTCGTTCCGCGGAAGCAGCGTGACCAAATAACAGGTCACTCTGCTCTGATGAAATGGTTTCTTCAGGGTTTAAATCCTGACGTTACCCATTACGACCAAAGCGTAGGGACCGGTACCCTAGCATTAAAAAGCCGGTGGAGCGCCGTCCGTTAGGACAGCGTTGCTTTTTTCTCATTGAGAAAATAGCGGAACGAACTAACATTGTTCGTGCGGG